TTCACCCCGCCGCCGGCGCCGCCGCTTGGGGCTCCGGTAACGGCGCCGAGACTGCCCGTATAGAGCACTAGGGCAGTAACGCCGGATCCCACGAACGTTCCGCCCTGATCGGGTGCCCAGCCGATTTGCCCCTGTCCCGTACCGCTGTTCACGACTCGCGCGGGGCGCGTGCGGATCGTCTGAGAAACCCCGTCGATCAGCGCTGAGTATTCCGTATCGCCGGGAAGATACCAGCGCACTTCGTACGTGACTCTCAGCTCGTATTCGTCCGTCTTCGTAATGGTGGTGGGATCCCCCAGCTCGTCTTTGATAAGCTGGCGAGCGAACATCGTCCCGCCCGAAGACGCGCTGAAGAAGCCGATCTCCGCCAGCGTGGCGTTCGCCTGAGCCGTCGTGAAGACTCGAGTGCGCTTCCACCACGTATAGGCGAGCCCGCCATCTACCCCGCGCTCTTCAGCGAAGCCCCCGGTGCTGTTGGTTCGAATCACCTGAGCATCCAGCGCGGTCTGCCCCACCGCCGGCGCGGAATTCCCGGTGCCGACGCCACAATACGACGTCATGGCGCCGATCGTGGAAGAGCCGATGCCGTCCAGCCCCGCATCCGTAATGAGATTCGGGAACGTCAACGATCTCGCAATCAGACCGGTGCGCGCGTGCACCAGCTCCGCCGTCATGATCCCCTGGATCCGCGCCTTCGGAGCGCGCAGCTCCCCTTCGATCAGGCGGCGCCGATGGATGAACGGGGCTTCGGGGATCCAGATTCTTTTCATGGTCACACCGTCACGGTGGAAACTTGCTCCAGAAGCCCAGCGGGCTCGATGCTAGGAATGTCCTGCGGCGGCGCCACGATAACGTAAACGATCGTCTCTGCTTCTATCAGCAATCCCGCAATATCCAATGCTTCAATGTCATATGCGGGGTACGTGATAACAAGATCTTCAGCCGATGCCGCCTGCAGCGTGCCCGCCGGCTCCACGTTCTCCGGATCGATCAGCCCTGCCCACCCTGGCGCGGAATCGAATTCCGTAGCGATCCGCATGAACAGATCCATCGTAATCGCCTGCAGCAGCAAGCCGCCGATATCCAGAAAGCCTTCGTGGTCGTCCTGAGCGAGAATGTACGTCACCGTCTCAGCGAATCCCAGCTCCCCTTCCACCAGCACTTCCGAGCGCGGCCGATAGGGGTAGGGAACCGTCTCAATCACGATCAGCTTGTAATTCCCAGCGATATCTTTTTGTGAAGCGAAGACATGCAGCCGATAGTCTACCGCTTTCGCTACTTCTTCGATGTAGAGATCCGTGGAATCGCCGACGACTACCAGCTCTCCCGTTTCGACGTCTGCCCAGCGATCCAGCGGCAGATCATGCGGCGTTGCGAACAGCTCAGCCTGCGTACGCCACTGAGGAAACCCAGCGAAATCGTTGATGTAGAAGAGCAGGATTTCCGACTCTCCCAAGCTCTGCGGATCGTCCAACAGAAGCCGCGGCGTGCGCCCTTCTCCGATCTCTTCGAATACGTAATTCCCCGCAACCGGGCTGAACCAGTAGAGCCAAAGCTGATTTCCCGGCCGCTCAGCGACTACCACGGCGCCGCCGTTCTGATCGAACGCGAGATCTATTTCGTAAATCTCAGAAATCGTGAAGCTGAACAGCTCGAATTCTGGCTCCCATCCGTCCTGCGGCGCACCGATCGGCTCTTTCGAGCGCTGCACGTAGACCTTCCCCAGCAGGTTATCGACGCGGATCCGCCATACACGGTGCAGCAGCCCCATGGACGTATCGGAGAGATCATTCGGCCCGATCGACCACGAGATAAGGTAGTCCAGCGACAGCGCACCCGGCCGGCGCGTAGACGAAGTGCCGTCGTACGACTCGTGGCCGGACTGGAACTCTTCAGACATGGCTCAGCCTAGATCCTGCCAGCGGCGGAGCATTTCTTCGATCCCATGGTGCGAAATGCGCTCAGGACCGCCGGCGATCCGGTACGCGACCCTATCCTGCCCCACTACCACGATCGCGTCCTGTACGCGCGCCAGCGTGTTCGGAAGGATCCCCTGGCTGAAGGATCGGCCCTGAGATCGAAGGAACGGCTGATCGGCGTCCCCGGTGGCGTACCATGACTCCGTGCTGCTCTGCCCGAAGATCCATAGATGATCGCCCACCGCCATGATCCCAACGATATCGTCAGGCTCGCTCTCCGCGCTCGAGAAATCCAGCGCGCCTACTTCCGTCTCGCCTGGATGGATCCAGTAGAATTTATGAGAATTCGCTTGGGATCCAATCACGTAGCTCGCAAGCGTGGTGAGATCCGAGAAGACGACGCCTTCCGGAACGACACTCGTGTTCAGCCCACCGACCCCGGTGTAATACTGAAGCGTCTCGCCGTCCGTAATGAAGATCGCCTGCCATTCCGGAATCGAAACGCTCGTCATGACGGGATAGCCATTCCCCGCCACGGTTCCCGCGATCAGCAGCGGAGCATCCACGCCATTGTAGCGGTAGAACTCCTGGCCCGACACGATGAACAGATCCCCGTCGAACACGCCTTTTTGCGTGTAGAGCGCGCGGATCGGCCCGTCGCCTACTTCCAGAAGAAGCTTCGTTCCGGGGCGGGAAAGCAGCGCGACATTCTCCGCCGACGTCGGATTTTGCTCGAAAAACCGGTTCTCCATCCGGATTTCGGGCATCTTCCCGTACGGGCGGCTGTACGCGCCAATTCCCAGCGGAATCTGAGCCATGATCCTAGATCTCGGGGAAAGCCTGCGTCTCGGCTACCGGGTACGCTTCGGTCTGCTTGTAACGGTGCTTCGCCCGGCCGATCATGTCCACGAACCGCGCAATGACAGATTCATCCATCTTCACGCCGTACCGCGGAGCAATCCGGATTGCGAGCCCCGTCACGAAAAGATCATCGAATTCTTCGGGCAGCGGCATGGGATCGTCAGCTACCAGCGTCTTGAGCTGGATCCAATCGCCGAGATCCGCACGGTAGAACCACGTGCGCTTCCCATCCGCCGGCGGGCTCCCCGAAATGCTCGCCTGCTGCTCGATCGTCCTACCGTTCCCGTCTAGCGTCAGCTCTGCAGTAGAGCCGACGTCTACGTACGAAATCCGCGCTCCATCCTGCGGATTCACCGGAAAGTAGATCGTCTTCGCCGAAGTGAGCGACACGATCATGCGAACGTTCCCTGGCGGATACACCCACGGCTCCGCACCCGAAGCAGCCGGCCCCGTAGGGGTAAGCTGCCATCGGACGGGAGCCGTGGGATACCCGACTGCAGGAGCGGGCCACTCCCGTACCAGCTCGCCCAGCTCGTGACCGAAGAACGAAGAAACCAGCCGATTGAGCAGCGGTATCGCTTCGGACACTTCCGCCGCGGTAGGAAGCTCCCCCACCGCAACGAAATTGCCCTCACGGTACGCCGAATTGACGATTTCCGATACCGTGCTCATGAATTCAGCCCTCGAGCTTGTTCAGCGCCGCTTCGATCTCGGCGTCGGTGGCGTCGTCGGAGATCTCGACGTCATGCTTGCGCAGCTCCGCGATCGCCTCTTCCCGCGTGACGATCTCGGCCTCTTCCGAAGCCTTGGCGCGCTCGCGCTCCACCAGCTCGAGAATCGTGCTGCGGGGCGTCTCGCGCTTCTTCTCCGCCTCTTCCACCTGATCCAGCGTGAACTTGCCCGACTCGAGCCCAGCGCGGATCTCCTTGACCGTACCGAGATCGTTGCTGTCGTCGCCGTTGCGATCGCGGCCCGTCCCGGTCTGCGCTTCCGTCCTGGCACCCGACTGCTGCTTCTCCGCCTGCTCCACCACGCTCCGATCCACCCGGATCAGGTTATCGGCCGCGGTGTTGCTGCCGGTGCGCCGGCGCTCTTCGATCTGCGCCAGCCGGATCCGCTCGCGTGCAGCGGCTTCGGCGCCCCTGGCATCGGCGAGCTGTTCGCGGCCCTGCTGCTGCTCCACCGCGAGATCCGTCATGCCGGAAACCTTCGACGGATGATCCACCCATCCTTCCGGCACCTGATCTTCGCTCTGGAACACGCGCGACTGCCCATCGGGACCGTAGCGCGTGGACGGCCAGTATGTCTTCTGCTTCGCCATTGCATCCTCCCCTGGTTTGAAGAAAAGGGCTCGGCCCCTCACGAAACCGAGCCCTCGCTACACGATTTCGAACAATCGTTCAGCCGTGGATTACGCCGGCAGTCCGCTGATACGGGTGCCGAGCCGCGGATCCACGTTCTTCGCACCGTAGATCATATCCCACCGGTGGATATGCTTCCCGGTGGCGATATCCGATCCACGCCAGTAGCGAATCGAAATCCCCGTCTCGGGATCCGTCGCGAAGCTGGAAGTGTCGCTCATGGGCGTCTCGAGACGAGCCGAGACGAGCTGAATGGCCTGCTTCTGCCACGCCGCGCGAACGGGCATGACGAGCCCCGCCGCTCCCATGAACGTGATTGCCGCGCCATCCGCCGGCACGGAATCGACCGTCGCGAACGCCTGATTCGTGTCCGCTTCGCCGCCGCCGGTGCCCGCCACGACGATCGGCGGGTAGATCTTCATGTTGTCGATCGCGCCGGTGCCGTCCGCGGTGTAATCCTCCATGACCACGAACTGCCGAAGGTACGGAAGCGTCTCGCCCGATCGGTTGTTGATCGCGTAGACGTCGGCGATGGTGAAGATCTCGCCCTTCTTCACGGTGGCGCCCGCAGCGAGCCCATCCATGTCGAATTCCTGATAGTCGAGATCCTTCACCGTCACGTAATTGACGTTCTGAGCAGCGCCGTTGACCACGGCGGCGCCGGAAGCTGCCCGCGTACCGGCGACGACCGACTTGATATGCTGGGAAGCATACGCATCGATCTCGCTCATGAGCGGGATCTTGGTCCGCTCGAGCGCCGTCCGATTCACGCCGCTGATGTTGCCGGCGAGCAGCGAAGCGCGGATGTTCTCCGCGTCACCGTAGGAGATCACGGCGTTCAGATCGGTGTTCGGCACCGACTGCTCCATGAGCCGCGTGTGCGCCGAAAGGAACTGCCCCGGCGTCTTGATCGTCTCGCCCGGCGTCCCCACGTGGGACGGGAAGAACTTCAGCATTTCGTGCAGGTACAGATCGACGTCGTGCGCCAGCGTCGAAGCGGCGCTCTTCATCGTCTCGCTCCGCATGAGCTGGTTCCAGCTCTGGACGGCTTCCAGATCCGTGACCGCGATATGCACGTTGCGGTAGCGGTCCACCGTCAGCGCCGTGGAGCCCGTCGCGATCGCCTGCTCGGCGAGCGTGGGGCCATCCTTGGCGATGAACTGCGGCGGGCGCTTCACATGAATCGTGAGCCCGTTCTGATCCGTCACCTTGTTGTTGAATCGGCCATCCACCAGCCGACCCATGACAAGGTTGTTCTTGAGAAGGAGCAGCATGACATTCGCATACTCCTTCGCGTTCAGGAACGTGTTCGCCATCGGCTTATCCTCCCTGGTTTGCTACCGCTTCGAACGACGCGAAATCGTCCGTATTGGCGGAGATCTTAGACCTGCCCCCGGATCCCCGCGCCGGCGCTACCGGTGGGGGTGCCTTGGGCGTTTTCGCCGGTGCAGTCTCGTCTTTGGCGTCTTCGCCGGGTGCGGCCGACTGCTCAGCCGAAAACTTCGCTTCGATCCGCCCGAAGTAGCGCGCCTGCTCCAAGGGAGAGAGCGCGAAAACCTGTGCCGCCTCATCGGGATTGGTGGCAAGGTGGTAAGCGATATCCGCCCCGACGTCGGATTCCACGATCAGGGATCCCAGCTCCGGCGAAAGCGGCCACTCCACCTTCTCCGCGCCGATCACTACCTTCTCGTAGAAATCCTCATACTTCTTGGATCCCTCTTCCACCCGCTGCTGAAACTTCGTGGCAGCGGCCTGCTGTTGCTGGACGGCTTGTGCCTGCTCCCGCTCCTGGCGATCCAGCTCCCGCAGCTCGTCATGAGCCGCCTTGGCTTCGAAACGCGCGAGATCGCGAATGTAGCGGGAATCCAGCTCGCCGAATTCGTACTTCTCCGGATCCGGCGGGCCTTTCGCGGCGTCACCTTCGGCGCCGGTAGATTCGTCACCCCCCTTCCCGGCAGCGGGCTTCGCGGGCTTCTCCGCCGCAGCCGGCGGTTTGGCGTTCCGCAGCTCGTTCAGCTCCCGCTCCGCGGCTTCCGCACGGCGCTCCGCCTCACGGCGCGCCCGCGTGATTTCGTTGATCCGCTCCTGAACGGATTTCTTCAGCGATCCGGGGGTACGCTCCGCACCTTCGTCGCCGCCGGTTCCGGCGTCGTCGTCGTCCGGATTCTCCCCGTCACCTTCCGTCCCGCCCGCGGGCTTCGGTGCTGCTGCGGCCGGCGCCGGCGCTGCGGGCTTCGCTGGCTTGGCCGGTTTGTCCTCGATCGGCTCCCCTGCGTTGAAAGCTTCGCTCTCAAAGCCTTCGAACGGATCCTTGCTGTCGTCCTGCTGCGGGGCGGTCCCCGGTGTCGCTTCTGCGCCGTTTCCGGCGGGTGCTGAATCAGCCATTGTTCCTCGCGCCGTTCTCGGCGGGTGAGAGACGATCCACGGCATCGATTACCGTGCGTGCGCGGCCCTGCTCGACATTCGCGAGATCTCGCGCTGCCTGGGCCGATACCCGAACCTGCTCATTCTGAACACGCGCCTGATCGATCTGGACGCCTGCCTGATCGACGGCGATATCCGCGAGCGCCTTTTGCGCGCGGGCCTGAGCTTCCTGAGCCCTGGCTTGCGCTTCGGCGACCTGAGCCTGCTTCAGCTCCACTTCGGCCTGCTTCTCCGCCAGCGTGAGCTGCGCCATCGCTTCCGCAAGCTCCTGCTGCTTCTGTTGCGCCTGCTGAGCCGCCTGCTGGGCCTGAGCCTGCTGGGGATCCATGTCCTGCTCGTTCACGATCCCCGCGGGAAGCTGAGTGCGCAGCCGGCGGGCAATCTCGTCAGCGCCGGGCCAATCCTGAGCTTCCACGATCTTGTCCGCGGCCACACCCATGACGTTCGGCATGGCGTTCACGACAGCCATCATTTCCTCGCGAGCTTCCACCCGGCGCGTCGTGTAGCTCGGCCCCGTCGTTACGGAGATCGAATACTTCCCTGTCGTGATATCGATTCCGCCTTCGTCGTTGATCTTCACCAGCTCTTCGGTCTGCATATCCGGACCGAGAACTTTGATGATCCGCGGCGTGTCGTAAACGAAAGGTATGAGCTGGTTTACGACCTTCCCAGCCTCTTCGATCGCCATGTTCAGGTTGTCCTGATAAATGACGGTCCCCACTTCGCCGACACGCTGGCGCGCCATGATCGCGCGGCCGGAAACTTCGTTGCTCTGGATGCCGAGATTCGCTTCGTGAATGTTCAGGACGTCGCGGATATCCTGAGACGCCACGCCGGCCTGCTCGATCAGCGCGCCTTCCATGTCCAGCGGTGGAGTACGGACGGGCGCCTGTCCAGAATCGGCATTCCAGACGAGTAGCGGATCGTCCGAAATATGCGATTTCCGGAAGGTATCTTCGCGCCCTTCCACCGCGGTATCCGCCGCCAGCCACTTCGCCTTCGGCGCCCCTACAAGCTTCTCCGCGATCGTGGAGCGCCAGTAGTTATGAAGCCGCTGCGGATCTCGAGCGAAGCGCACCAGACCCCAGCGGATCCGGTCCCCCTCAATGAAAAGCTCCCAGCCGGGCACCCGGAACACCGGTACGCGCTGCACCGGAATCTCGTAGGGGCCAGCCAGGATATCCTGACTCGAAAGCAGGTACATCTGAGCGTATTTCCGCTGCACTTCGCGGATCATCGGCTCGTTGTCCTGATCCAGCGCAACGACGTCGAACCACTCTTCTACGTCCAGCTCCGTGACGTCCTGAACGCTGCCATCCTTCATGAGCGCGACGATCCGCGGCTCGCTGAGCATGCGCCAGAAGCTTGCGATCTGGACCGTATCCGCCGTATCCCAGCCGCCGGTGCGGGAGAAATTCGACGTCTCGGCATCGAAATCCCCGGCCTGAGCGTCCGGATAGAGCTTCTTGAAATCGGACCGCGGCATCTTGTCGATTACGAAGACATGCTCCGCATCGGCACCGCTCGGATCCACGCTGTTCTGATCCCACACGACGGATAGAGGATTCGGGATCGCCGCGAATCGAATATCCTGCTCGAAAACGTCGTCGTGGGCGTAGTCCAGATGGATCTGGAAATTGCCGAGCCCGCCGATAACCGTCTGCTCGAATGCCTTGTCGAAGACGTACTGCGCATTCGAGACTTTCTGGATATTGCGGATCAACCCTTCCCGAACCTTGGCGATCTCGCGCGTGCCGCCGGTGTCCGGAATCACCTTCAGCCCGGTATCGTTCAGCCGGCGATTCCCCACGAGCTGAGCGACGTAGGCGGGGAGCCGGTTGATCGTAAGCGTGGGCTTGTTCGCGGCGTTGCGGCGCGTCTTGACTGCCTGCTCCCATTGCTCGCCGGCCAGGAAGCGAGCATCCAGCGTCATTTCGTCCCGGTTCTCCCGGTCCGCTTCGACGTCGGCGGAGTAGAGCTTCCGCACGTGCTGCAGGAAGGTAGCTTCGCTCTCGAAATCCTTGGGAGCCTTGGGCTTTTTCCGCCGATAGCGCTTCTTCTCACCGGCGTCGGTGTCGTCGTTCGAGCCGCCGAGCGCGTCTGCCGCTGCTCGGGCGTTCGGTCCGACTACCGAAGGGGCGGAAATGGCTTCGTCAGTAGGCACTTAGAGCCCCATCCATGAGTTTTCCCCGCCGATAGCGGGAAAGGAAGGTATGCCGTTCTCGGGACCGATGATTACCGGCTGGGCAGCTCGCTCGACCGTCTGCGTGGACGGCTTACGGCGCTCCGCCTTCAAGATTCGCTCCACTTCGGCAAATGTCAAGATAACGCTATCCCACAGATCCGGCGAGCGCACCCCGCGCTTCTTCATTTCTTCCTTCGACTCGATCAGGAAATCCCCGTTCAGCAGGGGTTTGATCCTGGGAGCCGTCGCGTCGGCCTGCAGGGCGTCCATGTCCGGAAGACTCACCCCCTCTTCCAGCTCGAGCCATTCCCTCGAGCGGTCCCACATTTCCGCCCGGCGGTTCTTCGGCCCCGGCACCTTCGGCCGCGCCAGCTTCGCCTGAGACGGAGAGCCGAAATTCACCCCGCGGATGATATCGGCGTAGATCGATCGGCCGCGGTTGTCGCGGATATTCTTGAGCAAGCTGTAAACGGCGTGGCCGATGTTGCCGAGATCGATGAACATGCGATCCGGCCGGTGCTCGTCAATCAGCGATGCCAGCCAAAGCACGGCTTCCTGCGTTTCCGGCATCTGCCGGTGCATCGTCCACAACACCTTCGGTCCCTGCCGGGCCGAGACGGCGAATCGATCCTTACCCGGCCCGCTGGGATCCGCACCGATAATGAGCGGTCCCGCGCCTTGGATACCCTTACGTTTGCGCGCACGGAGTACCGAAATCGGGAGAATGAAGGAACGCTTCAGATCAGCGCTGGCGAACGCCATTTCCGGGCTTGCCGGATACTCCTGATCGAAGAGCTGAACCGATCGAAGCTCGGCGACCTTGGCCCGTCGCCACGCCATCTGATTGTTGCTCAGATCGAAGAGCTTGGCGTACTCGCGCTCCGAAACGCCGTTATCGCCGGGCTCGTCGCTCAGCTCGAAATCCGCGGGAGCCGGGCGGGTGTACTCTTCCTGCCAGAACCAGGGAATGAAGATCGGCAGATAATCGCCATTCCCGGCTACGGCATCCTGCCAGCGCTCGTAAAATTCGCCGCTGGCTCCGTTACCGGTTGACTCGAGAATGATTTCCGTGCCGGGCATGTCGGGCACGGTCTGCACGGACGAAGCGAAGTGATCCTGAGCGCTCTGCCAGAACGCCACTTCGGATCCGTGGAAGAGCGAGATCGTCTTCGATCGACCCCCGCCCTTCTGCCCCGCCGTCGCCACGTGATACGAGCTGTCCAGCCGATCGAATTCCAGCTCTTTGACGTTCGAAACGCCGGTGTGCGGCCGGATCGGGTTATTCACCTGAAACCGGTCCACCATCTTGAAAAGGTTGTCGGACGCCGACTGCTCGTGCGACAAGATGTAGACCTGAACGCCGCGGAAGAGCGAAGAATGGTGGTAGTAGCGAATCGCGGTGTACGTCGAAACTCCCTGCTGCCGCCCCTTCAGAACGAGCGCCCGGATCTTCCCCGTCTCGGCTTTCTGCTCTTCGAGCCGCTTGTGCAGATACTTCTGAGCCGAATTGAATCCGGGGAATTGCAGAACGTTACCCGCTTTGTCGCGGATCTTGAGACAGCCTTTCGCGAACGCTTCCAGATCGCTCCGGAACGTCTGCAGCAGCTTGAGCGTTTCCTGATCCTTGTGCTGCATGCTCAGAAATGGTGGTTTGACAGCGCTTCTTCGTCTTCAGCGGAGAGCCCGCGCCGAGTGCCATCCGCGGCGATCGCTACGCTCTGCCAGCCGATGATCCGAAACGGACCCCGCTTGCGGGAAACCGTCTTCCGCGGCGTCGTGACCGGAACCACGTGGATCGTACGGATCCGTCCGTGTTCCTCGATCCACTCCCGAATTTCCATCGTGACGTCCATTCGATTCGCCCCCGCTACCATCCGGAGATCGGCCCCGGAGCCGTCCTACTCTTCCGGCAGCGCCGCACGAACGGCGCAATCCTTCGACTCGAGCAGCTTCCGCAGCGCTACCGTGCGCTCGGCGTTCCGCGGCACCGTCTGCACGATCAGGGACGCCATGGAAGAGAACGCCATGGAGATATCCTGAAGATGGGGCGGAAGATGGGAGTAGCGGAAGAAGCGCAGAAGCGGTTCGTTCGGGATCTGCTCCTGCACCGTCTCGCGGAACAGCGGCTTCGCGTCGGATTTCTGCTCCGCCACGGCTTCCTGAAACGTCGATTCGTCACTCTTCATCGGGGATGATCTCCGCGTCCATGTACTCGACAGGAGCGGAATGCCCCTGCCCGTCAAGACGAGCCAGGAGATCTTCGATTCCCTCACTCGCCGTAACTTCCACTTCGCGAGTAATAACCTTCGTGTAAATCCGCGTGTAGAACAGATCCGGGTTCTTCGAAGCCCAATCTGCCATGCGCTCTACTCCCCCGATCATTTCGAAGGCGAGCAGCACGCATTCACGCGCGTAGCGTCCAGCATGGGCGATTACGGCTCCATCGGCATCCCCGTAGGGAACCATGGGCCTGCCGGGGGTCGGCAGCAAAGGCGGGCGGGGATTCATGCCTGACATGATACGAGTGTAGTGTGCATGGGCGCTGCTTGTCAATTCCCCTCGCCCTCAAGCTTCGTGCCTTCGTGGAAATTTGGTATCTCGGCTCATGGTAAATTTGGTATTTGTCGCGCGGCGGGTGGTTACAACTCGAAACGAACCAAGCCACGAACGTACCCCCCGCCGCGCGAAAAACCGCCGGGGAAGCGCCGAGCCGGCCGCGCCGCGCGTGGCGCCGAGCTGGCGAGCGATCCGGCCGCGCCTTGCCGCCTTGCTGCCGAGCGCCGAGCGATCCGAGCCGATCCGTTGCGCATACCAAGCGCTTAGCGCCACGCCACGAAGCAAGCAAGCCGGCAAGCTCGGCGAGCTGAGCAACGGCAGACGCGGCGCGCGAAGCTGGCACGCCAGCAAGGCGCGAAGATCCCAAACGGCGCATTTCAGGGAAGGCGAGCAAGCCGGCAACGGCGCGCGTGGCGCGTTGCGGCGAAGCCGGCAAGCTCGGCGCGTGGAACATTCCGAGCAATCCGGCAACGTTCCACGTGGAGCAAGGCGCGACGTTCCACGGCGCGAGCTGGCGAGCTGGCGCGTTGCGGCGAAGCGCTCAGCGCTCGGCGCGTGAATACTTAGCCAATAGACTGTATAAAACACTCAAAATAAGAAACGTGCCACGATTTTTAGAGCGATCAAAAAGGCTCGAAAAATGGCGGCGCCATGCGGAAAACGACGATCTCAGGGCAGGGTATACAGATACCCGGCTAAGGGACGATCGGCCGTTAGAAGCGAAGCTAGGGGCATTTGCGGGCATTTGGCGGATTCGCGCCGAGAATGAATAAAGCCGGATCGGGAGCGCTCGAAAATTTCGCGCGTGGCGCTTCGAGCTGGCGAGCTGAGCGCCACGTTTCCGGCAAGCTGGGGAAGCGCCGAACCGGGAGAATGCAAACAATCGGACAATATTGTGCAGCGCTTTTACTTCTTCTTATCCCGCGTCAGGAAATAGAAAGTAATAGTAATAATACGTTCGATAAGTAGAAGAAGGGTAAAAAGGCGCGCAAACCGTGCAAAATATCGGCAGATTGTTTGCAAGCTGAGCGCCACGCGCCAAGCCTTCAGCTTCCGAGCTGGCGCGCCGATACTTTTAGACGATCGGCAAGCTTGACGGAATGGCGCTTGACGGTTAGAATAAAGATCGTTGGTTTCGGTTCGGTTCGGACGGCGCGAGAAACCTTAGCGGAAGGCTCGAAAATGGCGCGGCATTTCAGTTTCGAAGAAGCGATTTCCCAGCTACAGAATGACGGACGGACGAGCGCCGCGGATCCCGCGCCGCGCCGGCCGCTTCCGGAGCTGAGCGGCGAGCCGGTCCGATCGGTTCCCGCTTTCCCGCCGCGCGCGTGGCGCTCGGCTCGTCTCATTGTCGCCGGCGAATAGCGCCGGTCCCTTTCCCCATTGTCTCGGAGCTTGTCCCATGAAAATTTCCGCCTTGCTCAGCTTCCTTTCCCGCGCCTTCAACGCGCCGCGTCCGAAACCGATTCTCATTACCGGCGCTCCCGGTTTGGGGAAATCGGATGCCGTCCAGCAAGCGGCGGAAGCGGCCGGCGCCGATTTGATCCTTTCCCATCCCGCCGTTGCGGATCCTACGGACGCCAAGGGTTTGCCCTGGATCGCTCCCGATAGCTCGGAAGCTACCTTCCTTCCCTTCGGCGAGCTTGCCGCCGCTATGCGAGCCGAGCGCCGTACGGTTTGGTTCCTAGACGATTTGGGGCAAGCTTCGCCGGCCGTTCAAGCTTCGTATATGCAGCTTCTTCTAGCGCGCCGGGTAAACGGCCACGTTCTACCCGATTGCGTTACCTTCGTCGCCGCTACCAATCGCCGAACCGATCGCGCCGGAGTTTCCGGAATTCTCGAACCGGTAAAATCCCGCTTCGCTTCGATTGTGGAGCTTGAAGCGGATATTTCGGATTGGTCGCGTTGGGCATTGGCGAACGACATTCCGGCGGAGCTTGTCGCCTTCCTTCGATTCCGGCCGGATCTTCTTTCCGATTTCAACGCGAGCGCCGATCTTACGAATTCGCCAAGCCCGCGCACGTGGAGCAATGCCGCATGGCTTCTTTCCCTGGATCTTCCGAAGGCGGAGCGCGCGGAAGCGCTCGCCGGCGCCGTAGGATCCGGAGCGGCAACGGAATTTCTCGCCTTTCTCGAAATGTTCCGCCAGCTTCCTTCGATCGATGCAATTTTGATCGATGCAGATTCGGCAATCGTTCCGGCCGAACCTTCCGCGCGCTATGCCGTTTGCACGGCGCTCGCCGCGCGAGCTGGGGAAGCTGCCTTCCCGCGCGTTGCCCGGTATGCTGAGCGCTTGCAAGAGAACGGCGCCGGCGATTTTGCCGCCTTGCTCATTCGCGACGTTATCCGGAGAATTCCGGCCGTCCAGCATACGCCAGCATTCGCGCGGATCGCTTCCGGCGAAATGGCTTCGCTCATTACCGGGAGCTGAGACAATGACGACGAACGAAATTCCGAACGTGGCGCCGGTTCAATCCGCGCCGGCCGATCCGTCCGACGTCGCCGCAATCGCTCGCGCGCGTGGCGTTCTCGTTTCCCTGGAAATCACTACATGGAGCGCGCGCCGTCTCGACAAGCGGGTAACGAAGGAAGCAACGCGCCGGGAAGGCGCCGACGATGACGCGGGCCGATTCAACAAGCATTTGTTGGGCGGCAAGGTCGAAAGCCATTCGGCCGTTATCGCCGCTGCAGGCGCGGCGCGCGTGGCGCATTACCGGGAAACGTTGCCATGGGCCGACGAAGGCGCGCGGCTTCTTCCGATCGGTAATTATTTCGAATACGCTAAGATCGTTCGAGACGAGCGCGCCAAATTCGCCGCTGCCGTGGAAACGTTCCTGCAGGAATACCCGAACCTTCAAGCGGACGCGGCGCGCCGTCTCGGCGCAATGTACGATCCCAGCGACTACCCGCACGTTTCCGACGTCGCGAAGCGATTCACGTTCCGGGTACATTTCTCGCCGGTTCCCGCCGCGTCCGATATCCGGGTAGATCTTCCGCCGGAAGTTACGGCGCATATCGAAAGATCGGTAACGGCGCGCGTGGAAAATGCCGTGCACGGCGCGGTAACTGAGGGATGGAACCGGCTCGCCGAATCGGTCGCGCGGATTCGGGATCGCCTTACGGAAATCGCCGGAATGCCGGAAGACGGACCGGCCGGCCGGCTTCATGCTTCGATCTTCGCCGGCGCCGTGGAAACGGCCGAAACCCTGAAGCGGCTAAACGTTCTCGGCGATCCGGCGCTAGACGCTATGGCGGATCGGATCGTTTCCGAGCTGAGCGGACTAGATCCGAAGGCGATTCGGAAGGATCCCGCCGCAATGTCCGAAACCGCCAAGCGCGCCGACGATATCCTTTCCGCCATGGCCGGTTTCTATGGGGAAGGCGGGGCATCATGAAGGCGATTCTTCAGGCGCGCGCGGCGCTCGTCTTCGATTCGCCTTTCTTCGGAGCGCTCGCGCTTCGTCTCAAGCTGCAGGAAGATGCCACGTGCAAAACGGCATGGACGGACGGCGCGGCGATCGGGTATAATCCGGATTTCGTGGCGAGCTTGTCCGCTTCCGAGCTTGCCGGCTTGCTGGCGCATGAAGTGATGCACGTTGCCGCCGGGCATCCGTGGCGCCGAGACGGCAGGGACGCGAAGCGCTGGAATATCGCATGCGACTACGCGATAAACGGCGAGCTTGCAGCGGCCGGTTTCCAGCTTCCCGCCGGCGCCTTGCTGGATTCTCAGTATACCGGCAAGGCGGCAGAATGGATTTACGATCGCCTTCCGGCGAGCGAAGACGGCAACGGCGCGGGATCCGGAAGCGGCGGAGCTGGCGAGCCGGCCGGCGAAGTAAGGGACGCGCCGGCGCCGGAAGACGGCGCGCCGTCCGAAGAAGAATGGCGGCAAGCTGTCCAGCAAGCGGCGAACGTCGCCAAGGCGCGCGGGAACCTTCCCGACTCCCTGGATCGCTTCGCGAAAGCTGCCGCCGCGCCGGCCGTCGATTGGAAATCCGTTCTTGCCCGGTTCGCTCAGGAAAGCGCCAAGGCGGATTATTCATGGAGCCGGCCGAATTCGCGATACCTTCCGCGCGGCTTGTACCTTCCGGCGCTTCGGTCCGTGGCAATGGGGAGAATTGCCGTTGCCGTCGATACTTCGGGATCAGTTGACGACGTTTTACTAGCGCAATTCTCGGCCGAAATTTCCGCCATTGCTGCCGAGCTGGCGCCGGAAGCTATCGACGTTCTCTATTGCGATCGGCGCATAAACCGGCGCGAGACGTTCGAAGCTGGCGAGCCGGTAAAGCTGAGCGCTTGCGGCGGGGGCGGAACGGATTTCCGGCCGGTATTCGAAGCGCTCGAAGGCGAAGACGCGCCGGCTTGCCTTGTGTATCTCACGGACCTTGACGGACCTTTCCCGGCGAGCGCTCCCGATTATCCGGTATTGTGGGCGGCAACGTCTCACGACGTCGCGCCGTTTGGGGAAACTGTCAGAATGTTCTAAGCGCCGGCCGCGCGCCGAGCTTCCCGCAAGATACAAGGTAGATCTTCAGGGGAAGCCGGCGCCGGCCGCGCGCGAGCGCCGTAAATCGATTCTAAGCGCTCGCGAGCCTTCCGCCGGGTATGATGCCGGCCGGCTCGCCGATCGTTCGCCACGCGCCAAGCGGCGCGCCTTCTTCCCTTGTCTCGGAGCTTGTACCCATGGATCCCGCCGCAAACCTTGCCGCTCAGCTTCAGCTTTCCGCGCGCCTTTTGTGGCAAGCTGAGAACGACAAACCGATTTCCAGCGACGACGTTGCGAAGCTCGCCGAGCTGGTTATCTCCCTGGACGAATGGCGCCGCGGGGGCGGATTCGATCCGTACGCTTCTTCTGCCGCCATGCCCCCGGCTTCGTCATGATTCTGATTCGCGAAGAATCCGATACTCTTTACCGGGTAATGGTCCGGAGCTTCGAAGGCTGGCGCCTTACTGCGTCTTCTGCCGGAACCTATTGGGAACGGCGCGCGGTTTGGTCAACGTGGCAAGCTGGCGTTTCGTACGAAGACGCCATGCGCGAGACGCGCGAGCTTCGATCCGGCGGAGTGCATGCGACACCGATTCCGGAAGGCGCATACGAAAGTTTCTGCGGGTATCACGCTATCTGCTAACCTACTGTCTCGGAGAACGAAAATGTTTGAGAATATCGCACGCAAGCCGCTCGTCTTCTCGCCGGGCACCCCTGAAGCTGTCCAGCGCATTCTATCTGACGCGGTGGGGATCCGGTCCCAGCGCTTCCGGATCCATTACGGGGATGCCGAGACGGGGCGGGATTGGCTCGAAGAATGGAACGTGGAAGGGTATATCGGCCGGTCAACCGGACGCGAGCAAATCCCGTTGCTCGTCTACAATCGGCGCTCCATGGGCGGGCCGGGGATCCTATCTGCTAACGTCGTCAAGATCCGAACGGCGCGCGGTGGCGTCGTTCTCTGGCAGCATCCGAAATATCATCTTCCCCGCATTCAGCTACGGTGCGATCTATCTGCCCGGCTCGCCTGGGAAGTGCTGACGGACGGATCCGTGCATGCCGCCTTCCATACCGAAGCGGACCGGACGCGCTGGCTTCGCAAGATGGGCGTTTCCATGCCGGCGCCGCATACCGAATCGCCGGAGGATACAAACCGGTGGGAGTGCCCTTTCTGCGGCGAGCGGGACCGATTCGAGGGACACGACGACAAGGGATTTCCCGGCGACGAATGCGAGTGCGAAGCTCAGGAAAACGGCGGCGAGTGCACGTGTGAAGTTACCCTATCCCAGCCGCTAACGATCGTGCGGGATCCGCAAGACAATTTCGAAGAAGTGTATTACGACAGCTTCGTGGGCGGCGGATCCGGCGCGGAGATCGGGAGCTATCACCGGATAGACTGCCGTGCATGCGGCGCGGAAATCTGGAATTCGATCGGGGACGCGCTGCAGGAAGGTGCAGCATGAAGCGGGAAACGCGCTGGGCGGGGAAGATCTTCCCTGAGAAGCGGGCAACGGACGGCGCGCCGATCCTGCTGGTGCTCTATACCGATACTCGAGTGCGGGGAATTACCTATCGCCTGGAGCTGCCGCGATGAACGGGCGCGCAAATGATGGGATCCGCTCGGTAGTGCATGCCGGCATGTTCGACAGCGGAGCGCTCTACTCCCGGTGCATCATTCCCCGGCGCGGTGGATTCTGCGGCGAGCCGGGCCGCATGTATCTGGCTCGCCATACCAAGGCGCCCGTTACCTGCAAGCTCTGTCTCAGGATTCTTGCAAAGGAGCGTTCCCAATGAACGCAGCATCTTCCGCCAATCAGATAACCTATCTGTACTTCTGCACGCTGGGCGGCTTGGCGAACCCGAAGTGCGCGAAGATCGCCCGGCGCAACGGCTCGCATATCTACTTCACCTATCATCTGATTTCCCGATGATCCGCTATCTTCTGAAGCGCACAGACGGGCGCGGCGGGTACGTGGCGCCGGCGGGCTCCGCGCGATCCTACGTGCACGACACGTTGAAGGCGCGCCGCTTCCCGACGATCGCCGCGGCGGAAGCCGAGCGCTGCCCTGTAAATGAAACGATCGTCCCGGTGGATATTCCCTTCTCCGCGTTAGCGTAATGGGGGACATTCTGGAAACGATCGTCCGCATGCTGGGCGGATCCGCGGCGGTTGCCGTTGCGGTGCGACTCGCTTTCTGGCGCGTCTTCCCCAGCCGGGAGAAGATCGAAGCGGCGAAGCTCGAAGCGCTGGAACGTGCGGAAGCTGCGGCCGATCGAGCGGTATTCTCTGCGGATCCTGGCTTCGCTGCCGAGCTGGGGTATCAGCCGGCGCCGTACCCGAAGCCGGATCGATACCAGAAGCCGCAGGACGCGCGAAGCGCTGCGTTCGCTGCCGCCATGCAGAATCAGCACCTTAGCGCTGCGTTCGCTGCAGCAATGCAGAATCAGGCGCAAATGCAGGCGCAAATGCAGGGGTATCAGCATATGCAGCAGCTCCGCGCGCTGGGGATCGGGAACGCGATTCATGGGCAGCTTAGCAGACAGCAGGCGGGTATGCTCGGCAACGCGCTCGGCGGTGGGCTCGGCGGGCAAGCTCTCGGCGGGCTCGGGAATGCCGGCGCGGGCTTATTCGGGAGCGGGTTTCAGCAAGTTACGCTGCGGCAGACGGGCCGGTTCACCATGGCGCCAATGACGCCGCTGCAGGAAGCTCCGAAAGATCCTAACATTGGCGCCGCTCTGGACGGTCTGATATCCCTGTACTGCGCCGAGACGATTCCGTGCACGTGTGGAGCGCCAGAAACGCGCGACCCTACCTTCCACCATGGCTACTGCGCTATCTGGCAGCGCAAGGCTTGAACGTTACAGAATCACGATGAAGAATCGAAACGGAAATCTAGGCTCGCGACCGGGCACCCTGTACGTGACTCGGGCGGCTACGCTTGAGTACCAAAAGCTCACGCGCGCCCCATTCGAGACGGCCCGGCGAGCGCTGACGGAAAGGCTCCATCTGGCGACTCCGGACCGGGAGCGGCCGGGCGCCTATCTGCTTCCCATACGTGGCGATGCACGGCTGCATCTGCGCGTCTTCGTGGTGCAGGAAGGCGCTCTTCTGGTGGTGCCGAAGATCGAAGCGTACGAGCCCGCTGAGCTTGCCCCTTGACGGGCTCAAACGACGCTGGCTATACTGCATTCCCCTGCCTTTGACCCGAAGCTAGGCTATGAGCGACGAAACCCTATCTGCACCCCCTGCTCCCCTGGACGCGGTGGTGCGTGAAATGCTGCCGGCGGCGCTTCGCGAGCACGAAGAGACGGGCGCCCCGATCGCGGAGATCATGCACGCTCAGCTATGGCCCCGACTGTGCGGTGCGATTGAGACTGAGCTGTTCCTGTCCTACTCGAATGTCCCCACGGCGCCAACCGGCAAGGATCGGCGCGCGAAGCCCTGGCAGTACGTCGTCCGCTTCTGGATGCAGACGCCGAACGGGCCGGAGCTTGTGGGGCAGACGGATCCTGAGATCATGATGGGCACCGGAGAGATACCTACCATTGTCACGACGATCGCTGCTCAGCTACACGAAGACGGTGCCCCCGACGAGCTGAAGCCGGACGCGGTGAAAGCTCTTCTCCCTCAGTTTCGGAACAATCTCGGCCGCGCCAATACGGCAACGCTGAGAATTCCGTACGTATATGCCGATATGGACGAAGGGGAAATGGGCGGGCGCGCCGTCGAGTACCTTTGCCAGATCGACGTCTACCGTCTTCCTGAAGCATGACGGACGTTCTGAAGCTCGCCGCGCAAGATCTTGCGCGCTCAGGAATCGCGCCGAAGGCTGCTGCGGCGGCAGGGATCGGCGCCGTAGCCAATGCACACGAGCTGCACCACGAGTACGCGCCGGCTCCCGCGCTGGTGATTCCCTACATCGATCCGTGGACGCGGGCGCCGATGAACGGGACGGCGAATGGACCGTTCGCGAGAATCAGGTATCTGGACAATGCCCCGGTGCGGCCGGGCGCCAATCCCTTCAAAGCGCAGAAAGAGCAGCGGTACGCTCAGCCGAGCGGATCCGGTGTGCATGCCTACTTCCCGATCGTCAAGAATCTGCCGTGGGATAAGGTGGCGGCGGATCCGGAACACCCGCTGCTGATCGTGGAAGGCGAGAAGAAAGCGCTGGCCGCTACGCTTCAGGGATTCGCCACAATCGGATTAGGTGGCGTCTTCAATTTCTACGATACCGGGCTCTTCCTGCCGGAGCTGGAAAAGATCGTATGGAAGGGACGGCAAGTATATATCTGCTTCGATTCCGACGCCGCGCACAATCCGCAGATCCAAGCCGCGGAAGCTCGGTTCGCTACGGAGCTGAGCATGCACCGCGGCGCCGTGCTCCATCTGGTACGGCTCCCCCACCGGCAGAACGGCAAGAAGCAGGGCGTGGACGATTTCCTGCTCAATGAGGGGCCTGACGAGCTGGACAAGCTCCTGTCGTCGGCGCCCCGCATGCGGAAGATCGATGCCGCGGTGGTTTCGCTGAATGAGTACGTGGCGTGGATCGAGAAGGAAGGCTGCGTTTACGATCTTCGCAGCAAGGAATTTATCCAGAAGAGCAACTTCACGAACGGATCCGTTTACTCCGCGCTGGAAGTGGTCGCACCGACTGCCAAGGGAACCGGTGTGAAGCGGATATCTGTCGCCGAATCCTGGCTCAAGCATCCGCATGCGCAGCGGTACGACTACGTAGAGTTTCGCCCGGAAGACTCCAATCCGGTGCACCAGACGGACGCCGGCGGGCTCGCGCTGAATATGTGGACCGGCTGGGAACCCCGCCTTGGCGACGTCTCGCCATTCCTCGAGCTGACGTCGTTTCTCTTCCGCGACCTGTACGAACACGCTGAGCTTCCGCTAAAGCTGCTCGCGTACAAGGCGCAGAATCCGGGGCTGAAGGTTCCCCTGGCGCTCGTGCTCGTGGGGCCGCAGGGCTGCGGGAAGAGCTTGTGGGCGGAGTGCGCGCGGGAAGCCTTCAACCCGTACACCGCGGAGATCCCCAGCTCGGCTCTCAGCATGCAATTCAACGGCTGGACCGAACGTACATTGCTGGCTGTCATAAATGAGGCGTCCGCTGAAACGCTACAAAGGAACGCGCCCACGCTCCGATCGCTGATTTCCGATAAGCGCGTAATGCTGAACGAGAAATTCAGGATCGCCCGGCAGATCGACAGTTACACGCAATACATTATCACTTCGAACGATCGCGGCGCCGGCGCCTACTCTCAGGACGATCGGCGAATGATCGTGGTTTCCTGTCCGACGAAGCGGGAGCCGAGCTTCTATCAGCGCGTGGCGGAGTGGAAGAATTCCGGCGGCGGCGCCGCGCTCCTGCACTATCTCCTGAATCTGGATTTGAAGGGCTGGACCCCGCCGCAGCAGGCGCCGCTGACGGCGGAGAAGTATATGTCCTACATGGAAAGCCTGTCGCCGATTCAGCGGCTCGCCGAAGAAATGCAGACGGCGAATGAGCATGTCGTGATTATGTGGATCCAGCAGGCGCTTGCGTGGGCGCAGCACGCCGAGCTGAGCCCGAACCTGCAGCACGCTCGCTTCGCTCGGGAGATTGTAGACTCGCTGCAAAGCATCCAGATCCGCCCCTGGTACACGCCGGAAGAGCTGGCCCTGATGTTCCCCGCCATTGTCTCTCAGCTTCACGGCTCGCGTACCCGCACGGCTCGCCCATCCGGTGAAATCAGCAAAGAGCTTCGCACCGCTGGCGTAACCTATCTCCGCTCCGCCGATGATCCCCGCGGCTTCCGCTGGCGTGGAAGCATACGCCAATTCCTGATCGTGGCGGAGCCGGAGGAATGGACGCATCCCCTGCCCCAAAGCGAATTCGAACGGCTCATGGAGCAATTCCCGAAGTACGCCGATCTTGGGAAGCGCCGATGAACCGAGACATGAGCAACCGGGACGAAGAGCAGCGCGTGCAAACGCTACGTCGCCGGCTCTGCCGCTCTCGAGCAATGTTCGGAATTACAGAAATGGAGAGCGGGTATTGGGTGCGGCTGCTCTGGCACAACCGCCGGCCGCGCGTCCAGAAATTCTTCTCCGGCGAAGATGCCCTGGAACGGGCGAAGCGCTTCCGAGATCTCTGGCTGGATTTGCTCGTCTGAAGAAAGTTTAGCCAAGCCTCTTGACACGCTCTTAGCCAGCGCTTATTATCAATCCCATGGGCATCTTCACTCGCCGTTCTGATCCGATCTCTCCGGAGAAAGCCAAGGCTGCAGCGCAAGCGCTGGGGCTCGAGCTGGACGGGCTCACTCTGGAAGCCGTCAAAGCATCCTTCCGGGCGATCGTGCGGGAATCTCACCCCGACGTCGGCGGAACCGGTGCGGACGCGGCGGAGCGGATCGCGGCTGCAGGCACGGCGCGGAACGTCCTGCTGAAGTGGATTGAAGAGCTTCCTTCCGACGAATGCACGTGCAAGGGAACCGGATTCGTCCGGACCGGCGGAGCATTCGGAACCGTCAAACCTTGTCCCCGCTGCGGATCATGAAAGAAGAGTACACGGTCGGCGCTCCCATGCCCCGAAGCATCGGCCTTTGCGCCGATCTCTATTCCGAAGTGCGGGAGCTGCGGCTTGCCATGCAGAAGCACACGGACGCGGTGAAAGAGCGCGAAACGGAGATTCGGGAGTACATCATAAACAATCTCTCTAAGAGCGACGACACCGGCGCCGCGGGCAAGCGCTACCGGGCTCAGATCGTTCGGAAGGTGGTCCCGTCCGTCACCGATTGGACGAAGCTTTGGGACTACGTGAAGAAGACGGGCCGGTTCGATCTCCTGCAGAAGCGCGTGTCGGATACCGCGGTGAAGGATTCGTGGGAAACCGGCAACGAGATCCCTGGCGTGGATCGGTTCCATGCCGTCGAAGTTTCCATAACCAAGCTGTAGGGGAAGATCATGGCGGAAGCTTCGGAACGGCTCAGCGTGGCGGTGGACGTCAACGTATTCCCGCCGGATACGCTCTTCCTGAGAATGGAAGTGGGATCGGGGAAGACAGACGACGGCACCCCGATCGAGATAACGCAGAACGCGGACGGCTCCATGCTGGTTCGATTCGGCGATGGGGAATGGTACGCGCTGAGCCCGATTGCCCTGGCTTCCGCGCTTTACGAAATCCACAAGACGCGCATAGCGGCGCGGGGGAATTGAATCATGCCGTCGAAAGCGAAGCTCGCGAAGATCGCGAAGCAGGGGATGAAGGATCGTCTGAAGCGCGCCGGCTGGAAGTGGAATAGCCGATTCCGGCGATGGGAGTATCACGTGGGGAAGGCGCTGATCGCTTCCGCCGTATCGCTTCGCGCGGCGCTCCGGCTGGACAAGACGGTGCGCGACTCCATGAAGGCGAACGCGGTGGGCTGGGACGCGCTCATGACGCGCACGGCGAACGTGCTGAAGGCGGGCGGTTTCGAGACTCCCTGGCAGGCGTACCTTGCCGGCAAGGAAACGCTGATCGCTACGGTGGACGGGTTCGGGAAGAAGAGCTGGGACGAGCTGGCCGAGCTGTTCGAAGCGTAGGGTAGGATTCTTCTTCACAATTTCTCAAGCGAGAAAATCATGTCGAATGGACGGCAGGTAACGAAGTACGACGAGCGCTTCGCTCAGATGGCGGATGCCTACGCCGGCGAAGAGCAGGTTGGCGGGGATTTCCTGTCCACCCGCGGCGGGATCCTCACCTTTCAGGACGAGCCGCTTCCTGGCAATCAGATGGCGGTGGTGATTCTGGACGTCGTGATGGAGCGCACCTTCTACGCGGAGAAGTACGATCCGAGCGCGGAGCACAATTCTCCGCCGGTCTGCTACGCATTCGGCCGCATGGACGGATCGGAAGATCTGGACGATCTCGCGCCGCACGTGTCCATGCAGTCCGATCTCAACTTCTTCGAGCCGCAGAACGATATCTGCAAAACCTGCCCGAACAACGAGTGGGGCAGCTCGGATACCGGGAAGGGCAAGGCGTGCGCGGAGCGGCGGCGCATGGCGATCCTGCCGGCCGGCTACTACCAGCCGAAGCGCGGGAGCCGGGACATGGAGCTGCACCTGATCGATGATCCGGAGCACTACGCCAGCGCGGATATCGCGTACCTGAAGCTGAACGTCATGAGCGTGAAGGATTGGGCGCGCTACGTGACGGATCTCGCCAGCCGGCTCCGGCGCCCGCCGATGGGCGTGATTACCCGCGTCTATCTCGAGCCGGATCCGAAGAGCCAGTTTCGGGTGAAGTTCGACATGCTGGAAGAGCTTCCGGAAGAGCTGTTCGATACGATCATGGATCGCCACGAAGAGGCGAAGAACGGCATCATCTTCCCGTACCGCGCGCCGAGCGGGGAGCGCGAGACGACGGCCGGGCGCCGCGGCGTTCGCCGATAGGGGACGATCATGGATCTCTCCCGCGTCGTTTCCATCGATTTCGAGACTCACCGGATTGAGGGCCGGCCGAAGTATCCGCCGGAGCCGGTGGGGGTAGCAATCCGCGCCGTCCGTGGGCGTCCCATGTATCTGAGCTGGGGCCACCCCTCGGGGAACAACACGACGCGGGAAGCGGCGCGGGACGTCCTGCTGCGGCTGGTGGAAGACGAGCAGATACAGTTTCTCTTCCACAACGCCGGATTCGAGCTGTCCATCTTCTTCGAACGGCTGGGGCTTCCGCCGGTGCCCTGGCAGCGGGTGCACGATACGGTATTTCTGCTCTTCCTGTACGATCCCCACGCGAAGAAGCTGAGCCTGAAGGATGCCAGCGAAGAGCTGTTGGATTGGCCGGCCGAAGAGCGCGACGAGCTGCACGATTGGATCTACACGCACCGGAAAGAGCTGATCGCTCAGTACGGCACGCCGGAATTCAACAAGATATCGAAGGCGAAGAGCGGCGCGAATTCCCCTGCAGCGTGGATCGCGTACGCGCCGGGGGATCTAGTGGGGCGCTACGCGATCGGCGACGTACAGCGCACGCTGGCGCTCTTCGAATTCCTGTATCCGAAGATCCTGGCGGAAGGGATGGGGGAAGCGTACGACCGGGAACGCCGGCTGCTGTCAATCCTGCTGGAAAACGAGCGCTCAGGATTGCGCGTGGACGTCGAAGGGCTCCGGCGTGACGTCCCGCTCTACCAAGAGGCTCTTGAGGGCGTGGAGAGCCGAATGCGCGCGTATCTCGGTGTCTCTGATCTCAACTTCGACAACGACCGGGAGCTTGCCGACGTCTTCCAATCCCGCGGCGTCGTGAAGCCTGATCGCTGGGTGCTCACGAAGAAGAGCAAACAGCTCAGCGTCAGCAAGGATAATCTGCCGCCGGAAGCCTTCGAAGATCCGCTCTTCGCGTCCGCATTCGGCTACCGGAACCGGATGGTCACGTGCCTGAAGATGTTCATGCTCCCCTGGCTCGAGCAGGCGGAAGCGAACGGCGGGTACATTCACACGCAATGGAATCAGGTTCGCGGCTCCCGCGGCGGCGCGCGCTCCGGCCGGCCGAGCATGACGAAGCCGAACCTGCTCAACGTCAGCAAATCGTTCGAAGATCGTAGCGACGGGTACGAGCATCCCGCGGCGCTCGAGCTTCCGCCGCTCCCGCTGGTGCGCGTCTACGTGCTCCCCGACGAAGGGCACCTATTCGTCCACCGCGATTTCAGCGGGCAGGAAGTGCGGATCTTCGCCCATTACGAGTGCGGCGAGCTGGCGGAAGCGTACCGGCAGGATCCGGGGCTCGATCCCCATAATTGGGTGAAAGACGCCATTCGTAGAGCGGTAGGGAAAGAGCTGGAACGAACCCGCGTCAAGAATGTCACGTTCGCCCGGATCTACGGCGGCGGGCAGAATGCGGTGTATCAGCAGGCGCGGTGCGCTTCGCTCGCCGAAGCTCAAGAGATCATGTCGTTCCACGACACCGCGATTCCTGGCCGCAAGATCCTGAACGACGAGATTATCCGGATCGCCCGGCGCGGCGAGCCGATCCGCACGTGGGGCGGGCGCCTGTACTACGTCGAGCCGCCGAGCTACAGCAAGGAATTCGGGCGCGTCACGAGCTGGGATTACAAGCTTATCAACTATCTCGTTCAGGGCTCCGCGGCCGACGTCACGAAGGAAGCGATCTGCCGCTGGTACGAAGGCGGCGGGACGTCGATGGGAGCGCGCTTCCTGCTCACCGTGTACGACGAAATCAATATCTCCGCTCCGCAGCATCGGGTGCGCGAAGATATGGCGTTCCTCCGCGAGATCATGGACGGGATGGAGCTGGACGTACCCATGCGCTCGGATGGCAAGGTGGGGAAGAGCTGGGGCCTGCTCGAGAAGTACGATTGACGCTAACGGGAGATTGAAATGGCTCGAATGACAGCATGGAGTTATAGCCGGTGGCGGGATTACGACGACTGCCCGCAGAAGGCGAAATTCAAGTACGTGGACAAGATCAAAGAGCCGGAGAACGACGCCATGGCGAACGGCTCTGCTTGCCACGATACAGCCGCGGCGTATCTCCGGGCCGATCTCCCGGTGAATGAGCCGATCCCCGGCTGGACGTACTTCGAACAGCTCTACCGGCAGCTTCGCGAGCTGGAACCCCTGGTGGAGCAGGAATGGGGCTTCACGAGCGATTGGAAGCCGACCGGCTGGTTCGGCAACGATACGTGGTTCCGATCGAAGCTGGATTCCGCGGTGGTGTACGACGACGGATCCGCGGACGTTATCGATATCAAAACGGGGAAGCCGCGCCCCGATCAGACGGCTCAGCAGGGCGAGCTTTACGCGGTTTCCATCTTTTGCAGATATCCCGCCGTGCAGCTCGTGACGGTTCGGTTCTGGTACATCGATCTCGCGCAAGCCGGGAAAGAGGAAGTGTACCGGTTCTCTCGCGACATGGCAGCGGGGATCATCGAACGCTGGACGAAGCGCGCCAAGCGCATGCTGAGCGACGAACGGATGGTGCCGCGGCCGGGGACGGGCTGCAAATGGTGCTTCTACGCGAAGAGCAACAATGGAAACTGCAAATACGGTTGACGCCATGAAAGACACGTGCATTCTCGTCTTCGACAAGAACGGCGTCGTCAGCATGCGGAAGCGCTCTACCGAGCTGAAGGCGGGGGAGTACGCCGTGCGGGTGAAGATCAGCGTTCCGGATCATTATTTCGAGCGCGCGATCCCCACGGCGGAGATCTCCATTCCGGAAGACTACATCATCGAACCCGTCGTGGGGCTCGAGCTGCTTCCGAAGCCTGAGCCGGTGTGCGCCCGGTGCTCTTCCCCGGATCACCACGTTTCAGACTGCCCTGAGTGAAAGGGCTTGTCTAAATGAAGATCGGTGGCTAAATTCATCCCATGAAGCGAACCGGCGGCGCCGTCCAGAACAAAGCGATCCGATACGCCAAGAGCATCGGGCTCATGGTACGGCGGAATTACATGGGGCCGGGAGCTGAGACGGGATGGCCCGACGTCGAATTCTTCTTCCCGCGGGGGAAGGTTCTCTTCATCGAATTCAAAGCGCCGGGCGAGCCATTACGGAAGCGGCAGGAATTCATCATCGCTCAGCTACGCGAGCGCGGCCACACGGTCCACGTGTGCGATAGCTACGAAGACGCCAAGGAAGCGATCGATCGCTTCTTCCGCCAAGAGCTAGGCTACTATCCATGACGTTTCTCGCTGCACAAGCGCCGCCGGATATCCGCACTCGAGTAGCGAAGCCTGAGCACGAAGTATGGGTGCCGCTTCGCTACATGGAACGGGGAGTGGAATTCCTCATGGAGCGCGGATCCGCGGCGCTCTTTTGGGATCCGGGGCTGCGCAAGACGTCGGTAACGCTGGAAGCCTTCCGCCGGCTCCGTGCCGAAGGCGCCGCGCATCGAATGCTCGTGGTCGCGCCGCTCCGCGTCTGTCAGCTCGTGTGGCCGGCGGAAGGGCAGAAGTGGACGCAGTTTCGGGAATTCTCGTTCTGCTTCCTGCATGGTCCGAAGAAAGACGCCATGCTGCGCAACGACGAAGCCGATATCACGCTTATCAATCCGGAAGGGATCCCCTGGCTCGCTCAGCAATTCTTCGGGCGCCGAGATCTGCCGTGGGACGTCGTTGTGATTGACGAGCTGACGAAATTCAAGAATCACCGTGCGCAGCGCAGCAAGAAGCTTCGTGCGAAGCTCGGAAGAGTGCGGCATCGCTGGGGCCTGACGGGAACGCCGGCGCCGAACGGGTACATGGATCTCTTCGGGCAAATGCTCGTGCTGGACGACGGCGCGGCGCTCGGGAAGCATATCACCTACTTCCGCGATCAGCATTTCGTTCAGGGGTACACCGGTTTCGATTGGAAGCTGCGGGAAGGATCGGCGGAGCGGATCGAAGAGAAGATCGCTCCCTACGTGCTCCGCATGTCGTCCGACGACTACCTAGAATTGCCGCCCCTGGTGGATAACGTCATTTCCATTCGGCTCGATTCGAAAGCGGCGCGGCTGTACGAGGAAATGAAGCAGGACATGCTGGTTACGCTGCCGGAAGGCGTCGTCACCGCAGCGAACGCCGGCGCGGTCTATTCCAAGCTCTCTCAGATGGCGAACGGCGCCGTCTACCTGAGCGACGGCAGCAAGAATTTCGTGGAGATCCATACCGCGAAGCTGGACGCGCTGGAAGAGCTGATCGAAGAGCTGGCTGGGCAGCAATTACTGATCGCGTACGAATTCCAGCACGATCTAGCGCGCCTGCAGGAGCGCTTCCCCGATATCCCCACGCTCTCAGGGAAGAGCGGAAAGCAGGCTGCGGAGATCGAAGCTGCCTGGAACCGCGGAGATCTCCCGATCCTGCTGGCGCACCCGGCGAGCGCGGGGCACGGTCTGAACCTGCAGGGATCCGGAGCGGGGCATCTGTGCTGGTTCGGCCAGCCGTGGGATCTCGAGCTGTACGATCAGTTTATCCGCCGGCTCCGCCGATCGGGAACGACGGCTGGCCGAATCGTCAACCATATTCTTCGCGTGCTCGGAACCATTGACGAGCTGAAAGGAGAAGCGCTTGCTGACAAAGATGTAACGCAGGGACGGTTCTTGAAGGCTCTCAACGCTGAAGTATTGCGGGATGATCCCGCACCCATCGCCGCGGGGAGCGCGGCGCGTACAAACGAGGATGCAATGGTCAAGAAGCTCGGATTCCAGAAGCCCGGCGGTGGCGCCGCCACCCCTGCCGCGGAGCCCGCGGCGCGCCGTGTCCAGCCGAAGGGCTGGGGAGCCCCGGCCGACGACGACATGCCCCCGGTCCGTGAATCGATCATGGACGAAGTGACCGGGGAATCGAACCCGAACGCGGCGGAAGACTCCCAGCCGTCGAAGGTGAAGCCGAAGGGCTGGGGCGCGCCGGCCGCGGCGGAGCAGGATTCCCAGCGCGAGCAGATCAGCCGCAAGATCTCCGCGCCGGCGCCGGCGGAAGACGAGACGGCCGGCGGCGAGGAAGAGGAAGTGCCTGCGTCGGTCCGCGCGCTGGAAGCCTTCCCGGCCGGCGTTGTGCAGCAGCTCGAGGGCGGCGACGACGACGACGACGAGGGCGGCGAGGAAGAGACGAGCGCCGCCGCCGGCGACGAGACGGGGGAGCGGGATCCGTGGGCTGGGCTCTCCACCCGCACGGCGAATGCGCTGCAGAAAGCCGGGCTCGTCTCGGCGAAGCACGCATACGATCAGGGGAAGGATGCCCTGCTCGCCGGCGTCGATCGGTTCGGCGAGAAGGGCTGGAACGAGCTGGCGGAGCTGTTCGAGGGCGACGACACGCCGGAGCCGACGAAGCCGACCCCCGCGCCGCATGCCCCGGAGCGGGCCGCGGTGGCGTCAGGGCGCGTTCCGAAGGGCTGGGGCGGGGAAGATGCCCCTGGCAAGGACGATCGGCCGGCAGACGCGCAGCAGGACGGTTCTCAGCCGGATCAGGCGTGGGGCACCGGGAGCAAGCAGGCGGCTCCGCGAGATCTCGGCCCGGCGCCGGGCGTCTACTCGGGGGAGCAGGCTTCCCAGCTCGGCGAGCGCGCGATGGCTCAGCAGCGGGCATTCGCGGCCGACTACGGTTCCGCGGGAACGATCAACCTGAACGTCACCGTCCGGATCGTACTGCCGGATGCCGTCATGGCTCTGGCGGGGGAGCTGCTTCAGCAGCTTCGCGCTGGCGGCGAGTAACCTGGGAGGAATGGGATCATGAGCAACCCGAATGCGCGGATCAGCCGCGTCAACAATTCCTGGCGGGTCCGCGTGTTCGGGCATGCTCCCCAATTCTTCGCGGATAGCGAGTACGGTGGAACCGAGCAAGCGATCGTCGCCGCTCGAGCATGGCGGGATCAGCATTGGGATGGCGTCGATCGAAGCAGGAAGCTGACGCCAGCTCAGCGCGAAGAGATCAGCAAGAGCACGGAGCATTACAAGGCGATCGCTGATCGGTACGGAATTGCCCCGAATTACGTTCACCAGCTACGGCGCGGGAAGCCGTGATTTGGGATGCACGGTTCTGGACGGAGGAAGAGCGGCTTTGGAATCTGCTGCTCGAGACGGATCCCCTGCTCGCCGAAAAGATCGATCGGCGCCAAGATACCGGGTGCTGGGTTTGGCGAGCAGGGATGGTCCGGAGCCGCCGGAACAAGCTGTACGGGAAGCTGCGCCGGCCGCTCGGCGTCCCGAATTCAGAATCGAAGATCTGGCTGGCCCATCGGTACGTTCGCGTTCTGCTGATCGAAGAGTTTCCCGGCGAATTCGAGATCCATCATTGGTGCCAGCGTCATAGCTGCTGTATGCCCCTGCATTGCATGCCGCTCTCCCCGGAAGAACATCTTGAGCTGGAAGCCGAGCTTCGCGCCGAAGATTACTTCTTCTCCCCACCGCCGCGGATCCCGGTCTACGCCGGCGACGGCGACGACGAGCTACCATTTTGAGCGTCGATAATCTCCGCCGTACGCTGGATCTGGCAGATCGAATCGACCGGCAGGAAGGGAGCCGGAGCTACCAGATCCACCAGCGCAATATGTGCCGGCTCGCGCTGCGGTACGGGTTCACGCGCGCTGCCGTCACCGGTGCATTCTCCGCGCTCTCCCCGAATAACGATTTTCTTGGGAATCTCAGAAGTACCGCTACGCTGCTGATCGCGAAGCGGGAAGGGCTCCCCTGCTCAGCCGCCACGGTATCGACCTACAAGGCTTGCGCGCTACGCGCGTGGCGCTGCCTGGAAGGGGAAGATTTCCTGGCGTTCACGAAGGGGAAGAAGACGCGGGCTTTCTACCTGAACATCATGGATCCGATGGATCCGGAGCCGGTCTGCGTGGACGGGCATATGATAAGCTGCTGGGCGGGGAAGCGGCTCACGATGAAGGAAGCGGTGCGGGTGAAGGCTCCCTATGATCGGATCGCCGACGACGTACGCACCGTGGCGCTCGAGCAGGGGATGATCCCGAATCAGGTTCAGGCGATTCTCTGGTTCACGTGGAAGCGGCTCCACCGATCGAAGTACGTAGGCTGTCAGCTCGATCTCTTCCGGCTCGGCGATCAATGGGCTCAGGAGATCTTACCCGACGACATTCAACCTTTCCCGATACAATGGAACCCCTGAACGAAGATCAGCTTCAGGCGATCGCTGAGAGCGCCATGCTGTCCGGAGCGCTGGAAGCCGCCGATGAATCCATGAAGGCGCAGCTTGCCGCGGATCCGGAGTGGACGGAGCGTAAGTACCACCACGTACATACGCTCTTGACGGCATTCGTGTACGGGATCATCGCCGCGGATCCCTGGCACCGCGGCTACCGGCTCCCGCCCGATTTCGAAGGCGTCGTCAACTTCATGTCCGACTGCATTCAGCGGAAGTGGCCGGGGGAAGCCGTGCCGCAGATCAGCCTGCTCGAGTGGGAAGCCTTCGTGTGGGAATGGGCTCCGCAGCATCCGAGCTTCCGGGCCTGGAACGTCCCGCGCGACTCTACGCAGCTCGTGGCGATCGTGCACCGGTTCAGCGATCTTCCAGACGAGCGGGATTTCATCGATCTGGACGCGCTGGTGCGGAATTCCGCGGTATGGCTGCGCAACGACACGCGGCGCAACGAGCAATTCGACTACTCATTCGAAGAGCGGGAGAAGCTTCGGGAGCAGAAGGATCTGGCGTACACGGAGCGGAATCAGCTCGTGGCGGCGCTGACGAAGCTCTTCCCCGCTTCGCTCGAGCGGCACCCGGAAGCGGATACCGAGTGGGAAGACGATTGGCGGTGGATCGTCTTCATCGATCTCCCCGCGGGGCAAGCGTCCTGGCATATCCACGATTCGGAGCTGGAGAATTTCGAGCATCTACCGAAGAACGTGGGGCGGAAGTGGGACGGCCACACGACGGCGGAGAAGTACACGCGGCTCGCGAAGCTGCCCCTGGCACACTACCGGTTCGGCGTCGATTGGGCGTCCGGTCCGGATCGCACCGTCTACCGCGAGCCCGGCGAATGATCGTCCTGCTGATCCTTCCGAACGCGCGCCCTGGCACGTGTGGGCGCTGCAAGAAGCCGGTCCCCGATACCGAGATCTGCTGGTTCTGTCAGGGAGATCTCTGCGGGGAGTGCTGGGAAGAGCATGGGCATTGCGGCCACGCGGAAGCAGACCGCTTCAACGAAGCGAGCCGCATGCTAGACCCGGAAGGGCGCCGTGCCCTGATGGATACCTTCCTCCATGGGAGAAACTGATGCAGACTGACGAGCCGCAGGAAGAGAAGCCGCGGGTATCGATCCGCGCCGCGCTGCGCACCGCGCTCGGCTTCGTGCTGGATGCCGTGCTCGAGAAGCTTCAGGAGCGCCGCGATCGGAAGGAAGAGCGCCGCCGGCGCCGGAACCCCGACCATTGGTGAGAACGAAGCCCTACACCGCGATCGGCATTCGGCGGAAGAAGTGCATCCGCTTCGCCGTGTGCGGCAACATGGCTTCGACGCAATGGCAAATCTGCGCAGACGGGCGCCAGTATCGGCCTGTCTGCGCAGATTGCGACGTCGAGCTAAATGCCCTGGTGCTGGCGTGGGGGATGATCCCTGACGGCGCCCGGAAGATCCGGCTGTACCGGGAGAAGGTGCTTGGCGCCTAGTAGCCGCGGGCGAATTGGAAGTGCATGGGATCGTGCTTCAGATGCAGGAAGCCGTGCTCTTCGAACACCCGGATCAGCTTCGGATCCATGTCGCCGGCGGTCCCGTAACGGTTCGTGCTGGCGTTGAGATCGACAGCGATCCCCCATGCGTGCGTGCTCTTCTTCGTCCCGCCCGTCGTCACGCGATCGTTGTAGATCCCATCGTACGTGCGGATCAGCTTCCACAATCCGCGATCGTAGATGGCTCCGAAGACTGCAGCGAAGATCCCTTCCATTTCCACGTGACACGCCACGCGCGAGACGTACGCATTCTGCCAGCCGAGCTTCAGCGGAGCGGGGAGATTCACCCGGCCCGCTGAAGCCGCGGCGGATCCTGGCTGGCCGAACATGGCAACGATCGCGTCCAGCCCTGACGGCGCCTTCCGAAGCGACGTCACCGAAGCAAGGTACATGGACGATACCCAGCCGCAGGGCTCTACCCGGCTCCAATCCCCCGACTGCTCTACTACCGTCACTTCCTCCCCTTGCTTGAGCTGGGAGATCACGGAGAACGACGTACCCGGCGCGCTCCGGACGTTCAGGACGGAAGCCGTGACGCGCATGCGTTACCGGACTCGCTGGAAGATGTAGAGCATGAGGGCGATCACCAGCAAGACGCCTACGATCGTCCACAGAAGGTTGCCGCCGGGGAGCTGCAGCAACGCCAGCGCGAGCAGGGAAGAGATCATGTCGGATCCTCCTTCTTCGGGGTGTCGGAAACTGGCGGGACGTTCGCGGAGATCGGCGGAACGCCGGTATCCAGCGGCGGCGGGGGAGCCTCAAGCTCTTCCCGGCTCTTCAGCTTCCCAAGCAGCTCCGTGATATCCTCTTCCGTTACCCGATCGATCAGCCGCTCGTCTGCCTGCCGGCCGGCGGGGAGCCGCATCATATCGACCTTCCGGAGCTGCCGAATCACCCATATGACGACGGGCGAGATATTCGAAATGTCGGTGCCGTGCGCCACGTGCAGGATCGCCCGCCCGGCTTCCGCGGTGCTGAGCCAAATGAGCGTCGAGATCATGACGGGCATGAAGCCTTCCGCCCACACCGGAAGCTCCGCCGGCCCGGTGGGATAGTACGTAATCACCAGCAAGAAGATACCGTCCAGAATCGCCGAGACGACGACGAGCGAAATCAGCAGGAGCTTCGCCCCTACGTGCTTCTCCCATTCGTACGATTTACGAAGCGGCTTCGGCGTGGCAAGAAAGCACGTGAAGATCTCCGCCGTCATGAGCAGGAGAAGGAACAGCGTCAGGAGCCCCGGTGCGATCCAGCGCGGCGCTACGAGATCCGTGAAGATGTTCGTGGTGGTTATGATCGCTCCGGCCGCTACCCCGAAAGCAGCGAATTCCGGATCCAGCACGTGGCGATTCATAGACCCGCACCCCGTTGAGAAGTGTCGTGCTTCGTCGGTGAACATTGCTCCGCGGGGCCTTTCGCCCATGGCAGAAAGTAGCGCAAAAATAGCTGCTGCAAAAGCGCCTATTCCCTACCGACCTGAACCCCCGTCGCGATCGCTGCTTCCCGGTACAACCGTGCGATATCTTCCGGATCCACCCCGGAAGCCCGCAGACGAGCGATTACCTTGTGCGCGTTCTCCGGATCCGTCGCCATTTCCGCAAGGCGCTGAGCAGCCCGGCGGGAAAGGCTCGTCTTCTGGCGAACGCTGTTAGCGAAATTCGCGAGGAACGCGCCGGAGTAGCGCCCCATGGCGATGATCCCCGCGCTGATCCCCTGCTGGATCCCTTCCGCCAGCTCCGCAGCCCTGGCCTGAGCCAGCGACCCCTGAGCCGGCGCCGCTTCACCCATCCGGCGAGCTGCAGCCGTAGCCGTGCGGCCCACGCTGGAAAGGCGCTGAGCTTCGGTGGATCCAAGCGCAGATTCGATCCGAGAACGAAGCCCCGGATCCTCCGCAAGCCGCTGAGCGGTGCGCGTAGCGCTCGCCGGCGACTCGAGTGCAGCATCCGCCACGGCGGAGCGAGCGCCGGCGCGGACCCCTGCAGCCCTGGCAGGATTGGCCGCTGCCTGCTGAACCGCTTCACGGAAGCCTTCGGTATCGCCCTGCCGCACGACGTCCCGGCCGGCGCGCACCCCCGACATGAGATCCAGCCGGCGCCCGTACTGAGCCCCGATCCGCTCGAGCTGTTCCGCTTCGCCGGGGGAGAGTACCTGAGCGATCCGCCGGCGATAGGGTTCATCGGTCGCAAGGCGCTCGAGCATCTTCCGCGCGTCGTCGTCGGATCCCTCGAGCGCATTGGCGAGCGCGCCGCGGGCGCCGGCCTGCAGCCCCGCCGGCCCGGCCACGGTGCGCTGAGCACGGAGCGCCGCGGCGAGCGTTTCGGCATCCCCCCTGGCGACGACGCGGGAGCCGATCTTGGCCGCTTCGGCGAAATTCAGGGCGAATCCGTACCGTCCAGCGATGCCTTCCAGCTCTCTCAGCTCGGTTTCGTCCAAAACAGCTCTCAGGTTCGCCTGTAAGCGACGATCGCCTGCTAGACGACCCATCGCACGGCTTGCCTGCTGTTCGGTGCCTGAGAGCATGTTTGCGAGCGCCGTTCTGGCACCGACTCGCATACCTGCTTGCTCAGAAGTACGTACCCCCGGCCGCTGGGCGATATCGGGCGTTCCGCCGCCGGCGGTCCGGATCCGGTCTGCAAACTCCCTGGCATCCTCACGGAGCACGCGGCGCCCGGCCGTCGTGCCGCGGGCGACGTCGGTGCGGCGTCCGAATTCGCGCAAGCCGGCTCCGTACTCCGGAACGGCGCTCGAAACGTAGTCCGTTACGCGATCGCGAAGACGGGAGTAGATCTGCCCGGCGCCGGCGCCCGCCTTGGCCCCAAGCTCCTGACGGATCGCGTCCCACGTACGCACGGCGAGATCAACGGTCCCGATCTGCTCTCCCTGCTCGATCGCCCCGGCCACGCGCCGGCGCAGCGCTGGATCCAGCGAATTCCAGATATCCGGCTGCTGAATCACTTCCAGCATGTCGTTCGTGAGCGGAACCCGGTGCTGCCCTACCCGGTCCATGAGCCGATCCATCTGGACGTCGCGACGGCCGAGCTGCGCTGTCTCGGTAGACTGTACCCGGCGCCCCACCGCTTGCACCGCTTCTTCGCGGATCGGCTCGAGCGCCTGAAGGGCTTCGGTTTCCGTCGTGCGCGGGCCACGGAGCGCCGCCGCGGCTGCAGCCGGCCGCGGGAGAAGCGCTTCCTGAGCGGCTTCACTCGTGGTAGCTCCACCCTGACGAACCAAGCCCGCCAGCTCTTCCGGGCGCGCAAGGGATGCCGCCTCTTCGGCCTGCTGGAAGATCTCGCCGGCGCCGGTACGCGCGCGGCCGATCTGCCCCATTTCTTCCGCCGTGCCCCGGCGCATGATCTCCACCAGACGCGGCGCCCGGCCCATCGTCTCGGTGAATTCGTTGAAGCGATCGGCGATCGCCTGAACCGGCTCGCCGAGACGACGGGCGAGCAGCCTGATCGCTGCATTATCGGGGGAAATCCGCGAATGAATCCCGCGGCCGACCGCTGCAGCTCCGCCCACGGCGCCGGCGACGACGGGGCCAGCAACGGCGCCGATCCCTGCAGCCGCGGGAACCGCTTCGATTCCCTCTTCGTTCGCTGCCGTGACGCCTGCAGCCGTGGCGCCGGCGGCGGAGAGACGAGCGATGTTCCGCGCCGTCTGAGCTGCCTGGGGCGTGAAGACGGAAGCGACCTTGGGAAGAGCCTTGGCGCCGGCGCGCACGAGCCCCGCCCCGCTCAGCATGCTCGCGCCCATGCCGCTGTAGAATTCGCGCGGATTCTCTTCCTGAGCGGTGCGGCGGATCTCGCGGGCGCGCTCGATCGCCTCTTCGTTGCTGATCGGCGCTTCTCCACCGGGCAGGATCGCGCGGGCCTGCAGCGCTGCCGCGGTAAGGGGAGTGCCCACGCCGAACATGCCGGATCCGAAGCCCTGAGCCGCGGCGACAGCGCGCTCGCGAAGCGTCGGGCTCTTCGGCTCCGGCTCCCATGTTCCCCCGGCTCCGGTGGACGCCGGCGCGCGTACGAAGCGGCCGGGCGCGTTCGTCCCCAGCTCCGCAGCGGCGGGCTGTCCGTTCACCGTAGCGTTGACCCTGGTGGGCGCTGCCGGCGCGGGAGCTGCCTGACGGGGAGCAGGGGCCTGCTGCGGAGCCGCCTGCTCGGATCGAAGGCGCATGATCTCCGCAGCAAAGCGCTGCGCAGCCGCGGTATCACCCGCGGCGTGCGCTGCCCTGAGAGCTGCTTCCAACCGCTCGAGATCCATTATTGCCGAGGGGCATACTGGTTCAGAAGATCATCGATCGACGGTTCCGCCCCTGCAGCGGGCGTCGGCGTCGGCCGCGGCTGCGGGCCGAAGGAAGCCCCGCTGCGCTGGCGCCGGAGCTGCGCACGGTACTCCGCGCTCTCCGCGTCCTGCTGAGCATACCCCACGATCCGCTGATAGGTGGAAACGATGTTCTGAATGTCTTCCACCAGCCGTTCCGGATCCCGCTCCACTTCCAACCTTCCCAGCGCTCCCGTAAGAAGCGCGATATCCCGATCCGAGACGTTGCCCATGGCTCCGCCGGTAGGGCTCGACTGACGCATGCGCTGCAGCTCGTCCACGGCGATGTTGTTCTTCATCGTCTCGAGCGCGTCCCACGCCTCATACGAGCGCGTGCCGGGCACTCGGCGAGCCCCGCTTCGAAGCGACTGCAGCAGGATCCCAGCATCGGCGCCGGAGAAGAAATCCAGCGCGCGCTGAGCGTTCGTCTGCACGACGTTCGCATGATCGGCGACCACCCCGAACGACTGCACCAGCCGGCGATCGCCCTGATCCAGCTCCCGAAGTGTCGCTTCGAATTCCTGCTCCGCCGGCGAGCCTGGAACGATATCGGCGACCACCCGCCCGTCTTGCGTGGGGAATAGCTGAACCCCCTGCTGACGCGCCGGCATATGCTCCTTCACCTTGTCCCACTCGAGATTCGACCAGCCGAGCCCCAGCCTTTCGGCGCCCTGCTGCAGCCGCCCTTCCGCATGCGCAGCCGCGGCCGGCGTGACGCCTTCCACGATCCGCGTAGTGCCATCGGACATTTGCTGCATGAGCCGGAGATTCCCGCTCTCGTCGTAGACCGGCGTGGGATTCCCCGTAGCGCGGACCACCGAATTCGGATCCCCGGAGCGAAGCATGGCGACGATCGAATCCGGATCCTGAATGTACTGCTCCCGCAGATCCATGAGCTGTTCCGCGGGGATGCCGAGCGATGGAAGGATCTGCCCTACCCGATCGAAGGCTTGTCCGAGATCCATCCCCTGACTCTTCGCGCGCTGCAGGAACACCGCGGCGTTGAGCGCGGCGCGCTGCTGCAGCTCCCGGTTCTGCTGATCCTGCTGATTCGCGAGCCCCTGAGCGGCCGGATCCCCCGCGACGGTCCCGTACTGATCCACCACGGCTTGCTGAGCGGCATCGGTACGCTCGAGCGAGCCCATGGTGTACGGGTGCATTTCGCGCTGCCGCTGCGCTCCCTCGAGCTGCATGAGCGCAGCGGGATCCGCGGCTTCGGGGCCGAAGCGCTCGATCAGCGCGTTCAGGGCGTTCTCTCGCTGCCTGCGGAGCCTGTCCGCGGCACCGAATTGATACCCGCCCTGAACGGCTGTCGGCGCCCCGCCGAAATACTCGTTCGCCATTTGGTTTCCGGCGCTAGGGGTGTCTTACTCGATCTCCGCCGGCCCGATCGGAATGGCGAAGCCGGCACCGTGCACCAGCTCGTTCATGTCGAACGGGTTCAGGACCGCCAGCGGCTCGAAATCGCCGCCGTCTTCCCCGCGGGTTGCCAGGATGCCCGCGTGCTCTCCCTCGATCAGACCGGCCGGCGCGCCCGTCTGGAAGAAGAACTGGAAGACCCGATCGCGAGCGCCGCCGGTGGGCTCGATCGGGTAGGGGATGATCTGCGTACGCAGACCGTGCTGAGAGAGCATGTTGCGCTTCTCGTCGTCGTTCAGCATCGCGGCGACGTCTTCCTTCGTGTCGCCGAGATCGGATGCCTTCGGCGCGTCCATGGAGAAGAGCACGAAATCCGTGTCCTGCCGCTCTTCGCCCGAAAGCGCGGTGAGCATCGCCACCGTTCCAGCGAAAACCTGACCCATGATGCAGACTCCTGATGAAGTGTGAGAAACGACCCCCCGCGCCGGAACCTACCTTCGAAGTACGACCGGGTTCAGGTTCATGTTCGGCACCCGCAGCACGTTCGGCTGAGATACCACGGACGGCGTAATGCCGGGGACGGGAAGGGCGTTTGTAGCCTTCTTCCGATTCCCCCATGCGTCGAGAATCGTACCGAACGCGCCGAGCGCTTCCGTGTTCCCTTCGGCGCGCGCTCCCGCAGCAGCCTGTCCCGCCTGATTCGTAATCACCGCGCCCTGCTGCCCCGTCCCGATCTGCCCCGCGGCGATCTGCTGCCCCGCGCCGGCGTGGATCTGGCCGATCTGCTGCCCCGCGCCGGCGTTGATCCCCGCGAGCTGCCCGCCGTACTGGCCGAAGATGTTAGCGGCCTGCTGTCCCGCGCCGGCGTGGATCCCAGCCATTTGCTGCCCTGCAGCGGCCTGCTGTCCGGAGAGCTGCCCTGCAGCCGCGGCCTGCTGACCGGAGAGCTGCTGACCGGCGCCGTACTGCATCCCGGCGAGCTGAGATCCCGCGGCAGACCGGATCCCCGCAGCCTGAGCCCCGCCCTGCTGAGCCGCGTTCCCCAGCATCGCCCCGGCCTGCATGCCCTGAGCGGAGAGCCCGCCGAGCTGGCCGAAGTAATTGTTGAAGCTCTGCTGCGCGAGCCCTTGCCCGTAGCTCTGCAGCGCCTTGGCGGTGGATCCGCTTCCCAGCAGCCCCGCAGCGGCCCGGCTCCCGGTAATGGCTCGCCCGCCCTGCTCGAGCTGGTTCCGGAAGCCCGTAGAGCCCTGGAAATTCGCGAATGCGCGATCCGCCGCGGCCTGATCTCCGCCGAGCCCCAGCAATGCCTGCTGCTGCCCCGCCGCCGCGGCGCCGCCCGGAAGGTAGGTCTGTCCGATCGGAGAGCCCTGCAGGTAATTGAAGCCGCCCATCGCATCCTGAACAGCCTGATCCGTCGATCCCTGCAGCGTCGTCCCGGCCTGCCCCGTCGCGCCGGCAAGCGTCTGCCCCGACTGATCGATGCCGTAGCCGAGCGTGCGGCCCGACTGATCCACCCCGCCGTACACGGCTCCGCCGGCAGCGTTGACACCCTGCCCCAGCGCAGCGTTCGCCTGCTGCCCGTACTGAGCCAGGACGTTGCCGGCGTTCGAAGCTCCCTGGTTGATCGCACCCGCGGCGTTCACCGTGGAGCCGCCCAGCGTGTGCGCAGCATCCGTGATTCCCTGCTGGGAAACCTGCTGCGCCTGCTGAGCGGCCTGCTGCTGAGCCGCCGCCTCTTGGCGCTTGTTCATGAGCCCGCCGACTCCGCCGGCCACCGCGGCGCCCACGGCAGGACCGCCGACGACGGTTCCGAGGATCCCGGCGCCGATCGGAATGAGGCTCTTCAGGAAGTTTCCAAATGCCATGATCTTCTCCCGCTGTAGGCGGCTACGAGATTGCCGTGATTCTTCCTTGCTGATCGACTGTCACCGAAGCGGGCGGCGCGTACGTGCCGGGCGTCACCGCGGTATCTGCAACTTTCGCACGAAGCTCCTGCAGCTCTTCGCGCATCGCATTCCATTGCCGAAGGAAGAGCGGCGTAGGATGCCCCTGAGCATCCACGATCGGGACATGAAGCTGCAGCGGATCCGCTCGAGTGATCGCCATTACTCAGGCTCCGGCATGCCGTGAAGAACCACGTTCATCTTGTCGATCCGCATGAGCCCGCCGACGTCTGAGATCTCCCAAAGCCGCCCCGGTGGACGAACCCTGCCGAGCGAGCGAAAGGTAACACGTTGCCCGTAATCGTCCACCAGCAAATCGACGTCGTAGTAATCGCTCCACGTGACACCTTCATCGTTGCTGAACCGCAGCCTGACGGCGGCACCCGTATCGCTGGGAGATCCTACGCTCGCCATGAGCTGAACGGAGCCGACGAGAATGCTGTTCTTCCCGCGGAGCGGCTGAAAGCCTGTCACAACTCGCTCGATCTGCAGCTCGCCCTGATCCAGCTCGTCGTACATATCCAGCTCCCAAATCTGGTTGCTGGAATCGTCAGCAGCGACCACCTTCCCGCCCCAATTCGTCCCGCGGAACATATTCCAGAATTCCATCCCCGCGGTGTACCACACGTGCCACTGGCGGGTAGTAAAATCGTAAACCAGCGACTTCGGCCCGACCGTGTTGAGCACGTAGAACGTGTGCCCATCCATCGTGAAGAACCAAGCCTGCTCAGCGCTCATGAGATCTCCCCGTCAGCTCCATCGATTCGGACGAGCCCGCCGGAATCGTAGATCTCCCAAATCCGACCGGGAGCCCTGAGCCTACCGAGCGAACGCCATTCGATTCGCTGCGAAGCGTTCGTGTCCTGCAGATCGAATGAGTAAAGCTGGCTCCATGTCTTCCCGCCATCGTCGCTGAAGCGCATCTGAACCGTAGCGCCGCCTTCCAGCAGATCTCCGCGACGAGCCGTGATTCGAAGCGCCCCCTGCCGAACGCTGCCGAGCCCTTCGACAGCCTGGAAGCCCGATACGACCCGCGTAATCGGAAGCGCTTCCTGATCCAGCTCGGATTCCATGTCCACTTCCCAAATTTGCGCCGTTTCAGCATCGGCGCCGATTACCTTGCCGTTCCAGTTTATCCCGCGGAAGACGTTCCAGAACGGGCGCCCCGCGGTGTACCACTTATGCCATTGCTGCGTAGTGAAATCGTAGATCAGCGTCCTGCCGAGCACGAAATTCAGCACGTAGAACACGTGCCCGTCCACCGTGAAAAGCCAGCCCTTCTCGAGCGGTGCGACTAGCAGGAAAGCATCGATCAGCGTCACCGCGTACGCCGACTCCACCCATAGCGTTGCTTCCTTGACCAGCGTGTTCTTCTCTGTGAAGCCTTCGACTGCTTCAGCGCCGGCGCCGCCCCACGTGAGCTTGTCCAGCGGAAGATCCCACTGATCGATCAGCGGCGGATGATCTTCGAAACTCGTATACGTGAATTCTTCACGTGCCGGTAGCGGAACGTCCACGAGCGGCGCCCGCTGCGGCGCTGCGGTCCATCCTTCAGGCGGGATCGCCATGGCGTCAGATCGCGTCCGTGTCGATCTCCGTAGCGGAGATAATCCGGATCCGCTCCCCGGCGTAATCCTCTTGCTGAGAAGCGAAGAGCATTACCGCGGCGTCCGCTTCGTCCATGCTGGCCGCTTCCACGATCAGCGGAGCGCGAACGACTCCGCCCACGGAGCAGACCATCTTGAAGAGCGACTGAACGATGATTCTGCTCATGGCACGTACCTCGCCCAAGAAATTTGTGCGTAGATATCGAAGCGCTGGGTATTGTTCTTCGTAATACCCGGCCCGGTGAGAATTTCGTGCTGGAACGGCATGGGATTCACGCGGAAGATGGAAACCCCCTGGTATCCGGCTACCATGGACTTGAACGTGACGCCGTTCCCGTTCGCCGCGGGGATCTTGAACAGCGCCGTCCGCTCGAGCGAGCCGGGAACATAGGCGTCTTCCACCCCGCTCGTGTCCTGAGCATTCACCCCGCCGCCGGCGCCGCCGCTTGGGGCTCCGGTAACGGCGCCGAGACTGCCCGTATAGAGCACTAGGGCAGTAACGCCGGATCCCACGAACGTTCCGCCCTGATCGGGTGCCCAGCCGATTT